GGTGTCTTGGCCGAGGTAACACCGTCCGTGTTAGTCTGGAAGAAGTATTCCATCTTCTCAGTCTTCTCGTTCTTGCGTACCTCAGTGAACAGTACCATGAGAAACTCCTTCTCTACTGCACCCTCATGAACTTTACCCTGTACCTTGACCCTGCGATGGGATGTCTCGCCACCTGTGATCTGCGGTATCTTCACGATGTCGTCTACTGCTGTGAAGATAATCGTAGCCTTGTCGTTCTTGATGGAGTCCAGCATGTTACGGATCGTCCTGTTGTAGAACGCCCATATGTCGTAGCCCTTGAACGAGTTCGTAGCTAACGTGTTCACCTGCTCAACGTACTTGGTGAATGACTCCACCACTATGGTCTCGCAGTCATCTTCCTTTAAGACTTTCTCAAGCAGCCTAGGGAAGGCGTTGGCATTCTCTACGGGAATAACATTAAACCTGTTGGCGTTACGAAAGGGAAATCCCTTACGCTCTAGGTCTAGTATGTAGGTAGTCTCTGGGTCTAGGTTACGCAGCGACGTACTCTTGCCGCTACCACTATGCCCCACAATTGCAATCAATGGTTTATACATTATCTTTTTCTGTTGTTACTTCTACTTGTGTTTCGGGTTCAATGACACCAAAGAAGGTGTCGAATTCTAACTGCTCTTCGTTGGGCCACTCATCTCGTAGCAGCATAAGCCCAATGAGTCCGTAGTTTGCTATGTCCTTGAAGGTGTCCTCCAAAGATTCGTTCTTGGGCGACTCGTCTCTGTCCAGTAGTAGGTTTGCAAGCCGCTCTATCTTGTCGTACAAACGTACGCTAAGACCCTTGGCCCCGAACCTACTAATGTTTCTCGGCCCGTAGTCTTTCTGCTTTTCATCCAGCAGCTTGACACACTCCGCTGCTATGAACAGCGCACGCTTACCTGCTATCGTGTCGAGTTGTATCTTCACTTGTTGATACCCCTTCCCAGTAGTATGGCCGTGTTCTGTAGGGTCTTATCTATTGCAGTTAGCTTACTGCCAAGCATGTCTGCTGCCGCAAGTATCGCAGACGTATGGCTTGCGGAGTCGGCAGACAGTATGCCTGTCATCTCGTTGTCCTGTAGCGTAGCTTCAAGGGTCGCGTTAAGAGACTCCATAGCTGCCGTGTAGCGTAGCATGGTAAAGTTATCCATGCCGTCTTTGTAGGCATCGTGCCTAGCCTTTAGTGTTTTTTCTGTTACTTCCATGTTCTTTCTCCAAATCTTCTAATCTTTCTTCCAACTCATGTACTCTACCCCATGCAAATGTCAGCGAACCATACGACATCTCGCTGGCTGTTTCCAACTTACGGGTAAGGTCTACCACTTGGTCTACCGCGCTAATATAATAGTCTTGTGTCATAGCTGAAACTGTAGTGGATCGTAGACCTTGCGAGTGTAGTCCATGTTGACTATGGACTCCCTGTCACCTGCAGAGTTTGCTGTACACAGCGGAGTAAACCCACACAGACCAAACTTAGTCTCGCAACAGGCGAAGTTACTAAGGAAGATATCCTCACCATCCTGCTCTGTGTACGTGTTGAAGTATATGTCCAGCTTGCTGCGTATCCTACCTACAAGGTCGTCGATGTAGGCTTGGAACTTGTCTAGCCTGTCGTTGCTGAACTCAAAGATCTCGCTGCGTTCAAACTTGTTCCTGTTAGTTCGTCCAAGGAACAAGCCGTTAATCATACAGCCTACGTTGTCTTCGGGGAAAAGCTTATGCCATATGAGGTTGTAGAACATAAGCTGCGGGGAGACCTTGTAAGATGCGAAGTAGGAGGCAATGCCGTAGGCTGCGGTGGACTTGTGGTCTACGATGACGGGCCTGCCAAAGTAAGTTCCGACAAAGTCTATTGTACCACAGAAGAGTACGTCCAACTCCGGTGTCTGCAGGTAGGGATAAGCGAAGCGCATCTCAAGCAAAGGCTCAGGGTCTTTACGTACCTGCAACCCTGTGTCTACCTTGTAGTACTGCTGGAGTAGGTTGACCAAGTGCGCTAGGTCTCGGAAGTCCTTGTCAGGTACAAGCACATCAGCATAGTGGTCGATGGCCATGTTGGTAGCCTTCTCCTCATCACCATCGGAGTAGTACGACTCCAAGGCTTTGTGTACTGCTGTGCCGTACTCCATCTTATGATTAGAATTCCGCTTACGCAGCCCACGACACAACATATACCACAGCCTACGTTCGCAAGCTGATTCCTTTATGAGTGACGCATCTATCTTTAGTATAAGTTTACCCTCTTTGGTTTTTTCTAGATTAAGTAAGTCCATATGATTTCTTTAATAGTTCTGCCTTATCAAGCAGATTAAGTTTCTCTTTCGGTACACGTTTCTTACGTGCGGTTTTAGATTTAGCTAACGTCACCTGTGGCTCAGTTAACTTTAAGTAGCAGTCGAAGTGCTGGAGTAAGTCCTCGTCTGACATAGCCTCCAACTTTTCTACAGTACAGTCTAGTAGTTCTTCAATCGTCATACAGGTCTACGATAAAGAGTACTGAGAACAGCAAGGTAAAGAATACAGAGGCTAGGGCTAGTGTTAGTAGTGGCATTGTATTTATCTTACTATGTTTAATGAGTCACGGTCTGCGTCGAACTCAAAGTCTACAAGTTTCTGTTGGTCTTCCAACCACTTGATATCCTTTGCATCGACCTTGACGTTCTCCCTATTGAAGGTCTCCATCTCCTTGGCGTTCTGTAACCAAGCAAGTAACTCTCCTTTCCAGACAGACGAGTCCGCAAACTCGTACTGTAGTTCTCTAGCTTTAATCTGGTTGCGCGTTGTGTCCTTGAAATAAATCAAGACACCAGTATTTGTCTTGCGTAGTGCGACCTGAGTGCGTAGCTCCCCGTAGATTGGCCCGTACTCTGTAGAGTTGTCAACAAGAAATTTAAATCCGTCAGTTAACTTTACATAGAGGGTGTTGACCGTGTAGCCTGTCTCCTCCGCCGTGACTACAATATCCTTCTGACCATTGAGTAGCTTATCCAAGATAGGCTTTATCTTGTAAGCGTTGGTCGGACTGTACGTCGAGCGCGAAGCTGCAGACTTGGTTCGCATTTTACGCAGGAGTTCGGAGTGATCCTCTAGCGTTGCAGCTTTTGCGCGTAGCTTATCTATGTTATTTATATCATCCATATGTATAAAATAGGATAGCGTAGTGTTTCTCACGGCCATGAATAGAGCCGGTTCGTACATCTCGTACGACACCATGCTACGCTACCCTCGTTTACTAGGCCTCCCTCTCGGTGGCCATCAGTTCCTCCATGCGAGCAAGGACAGCTTTGCCCTCGTCGAATTCGCCAGCAGCAAAGTATGCCTTGGCCTTCTTGAACAGCTTGCCGGGAGTCTCCCCGCCGCCTGCTTCTGGAGTCCACTTGTCCGCATCCGCCTTAGTGTAGATCACCAAGTCTGGGTGCTTCTGTGTCAACTCAGCCTTCAGTTCTTCCGTCGTCTTGCCATTAGGCTTCAACGAGTTCTTTACTGTAGACCGAATGCGTGCGCTAACCTGCTGATTTATCAGGCCTAACGTCTTCACTTCGCCGTACCTAGCGACCACATCTTCTGTAGTCTTGAACTCTGGTACATGGAACTTGAAGTCTTTCCAATCTCCCGACTGGAAATGCTCCACCTCGTATGTGGTATCTATCGTTTGCATTTTACTTACTTGTTACTTTCGCGCATTCAACTGTTAGCGCAAAAATTTTAATAGGTGCTAAGGGAAAATCGCTTAACATATAGTAATAAGCAGGAATCGTGCCAATCCCGGTTAACAGTTGAAAGTTTTTTATTAGCCTGCACAATACCTGTATCATTACCAATCGCTGTGTTATGTGCGCCAGTTGTAACCCGCACTAGGGTTGTGACCTATCGCTACGTTATGTGTACCCTTGGTTATCGGTCGCTTTGCCAATGGAAGTCTAGACTGTCCCGACCTAGGATTCTGTACTGGGTTGCCAATCGGAGTAGCTCGCGGACATTGCCCGCCAATAGGGTAGGGCTTGCAAAATGACTGGCCTTTGCTGCGGCATGAATTAACTTTAGTAAGTCCTCGTACTCTGCGTCGGTCAGGGTATCCTTGAGGATAAGCCTTGCGTCTTTCATACGCTTCCTCAATGGCTTTAGATTTAGCCTAAACGTGGCTACCCTATGGTACAGATCATTACGGAAGCTTGCGTCCAAACAGTTTGTAGCAAAGACAAACCTGCCGGTGAACTCCGTGTCCTCGTTCTCCCCTATCCTACGAAACTTGCGGGTCTCTATCAAACGCAGCAGCATCACCTGTAGAGCAGGGGTTATGTCGCCGATCTCATCCAGAAAGAGTGTGCCTTTGGAGGCTGCAACCAGCAGGCCCATACGACTACTGATAGCTCCGCTGTAGCTTCCCTTTACATGGCCAAAGAGTTCGGCCTGTACCAAAGCGTCAGGCATGGCCGACAGATTCAAGGCTATGAATCTACCCGTGCGACTCCCGTGTAGCCTACGCGCCACAAGCTCCTTACCCGTACCGCTCTCGCCCGTGATGAGGACAGACTCTGGCCTGTGGGACAGCTTGTCCGCTGACTCTAGTACACGCAGGCAGTCGGCGTCTTGGGTTATGAATTCCCCGGTGTTGTAGGCTATGGCTTGTTGCTTGAAGGCTTTAAGCTGGGCTTCTAGTCTAGGCATTCTTTGCCTCCGTAAACTTCTCGTTAACCAAAGTCTTGAAGGCCTTGTCTATCACGGCTGTGACAGTCAGGCCAGAGACATCGTACCAGAAGACTAGCTCGGCTTGGTCTTGCTGTATGGTAATGTCGTGGTCTTCGATTGCGCCCATGCTTACCTGTGTACCGTAGCCTCCAGACCCATAGTAGCCGTACTGTAGTCGCACCTCTTTGGGTTCAAGTTC